ATGTTCACACTCAACACATGTCCACTAATGTATTTCTCAAAGGAGAACCGCAGCGCCTCGCCAAACGAGGAATCTCTGAAAAGGTCTGCCAACAATACAAAATCTACAAAGACGGAGACGTTCTACGGTTCCATTATTTCGACGATGCTGGAATCCTTAAAGGATGCAAGGTAAAGACTAAGAACAAGATCTTTAGTTATGAAGGAGACTCCCCTGGCACCCTCTTTGGACAACATTTGTTTCCTTCCTCTGGAAAACGAGTCGTTATCACCGAAGGAGAACTCGATGCGGCTTCATGTAGTGAAGTTATGCCGGGGTGGCCGATGGTTTCTTTACCTAGCGGTGCCGCTGCGGCAAGGAAATCGATTCAACGGTCTATCCCCTGGCTCCAGGGTTATGAGGAGATTGTCCTGTTCTTCGACAATGACGAGGCAGGCCGTAAGGCAGCGGAGGAAGCAGCAGGCGTCCTACCACCTGGCAAGACGAAGATCGCCCGTCTGGAGGCGTACAAAGATGCCTCTGATGCCTTACAAGCCAACGATTCGGAATCGATTCGCAGAGCGATTTGGGATGCTAAGCCGTACCGTCCTGACGGCATTGTCGATGGGAAAAGCCTCCTTGAATTAGTAACCACACCATCACCCCCAGCGGACCATGACTACCCGTTTAGAGGAATACAGAACAAACTGCACGGGATCAGATATGGCGAGCTTGTCACGATTACTGCAGGATCTGGTATCGGAAAATCCTCGTTCTGTCGTGAACTTGCATCTAACCTTCTTAACAAAGGAGAACGGGTTGGTTACCTGGCTCTTGAGGAGTCCAACCGACGTACTGCACTTGGACTGATGTCCGCATCAGTCGGCAAATCACTACACCTAGGAGAACATGACCGAGCTACTCTCACCGAAGCATATCAAGCAACTCTTGCTGATTGGAATCTCTTTCTTTTCGACGGCTTTGGTTCTTTTGATCCTGATCTCATCTACAACAGAATTGAGTACCTGGCAGCAGGTCTTGATGCGCGGATCATCTTTCTAGATCACCTTTCCATCCTCCTTAGTGGTCTTGATGGTGATGAACGTCGCATGATTGACACCACCATGACCAAGCTACGTTCCCTTGTTGAACGTACTGGTGTTGCCATGTTCCTCGTTTCACATCTACGACGAACAACAAATGACACACCGCATGAGGAGGGTGCCCGCGTCACTTTGGGACAGTTGCGAGGATCTGCGGCCATTGCACAACTCTCTGACGGAGTTATTGCACTCGAAAGAAACCAGCAGAGCGCATCTGGAGGAAGTGATACGACTGTGCGAGTCCTTAAAAATCGCTATTCAGGCGAGGTTGGCATCGCGTGCCAACTGAAGTACGACCTATCCACCTGTAAGTTCAATGAAACCGAATACGAAGAAGAGTTCGACCCCAGTACAGACTTCTGAGCACAACTCATCCCCACGTGTTGTTGTATATCCAGGAACAGTACCTGCTATTGGTCCGAAACCTCCAACACCTGAAGCCGTAGCAAAAGCACAGTTTGTCGATAAAACCTATCAATGGACTGGAAAGTGACCAAGGAAGAGATTAAAGAGGCAGAGATTGAGTTTTGTGCAATCATTGCTGGTGGACAGAACAACAGGGAGTTCTATCAATCCGTCCGTCATGTAGTTGAGTTCTTTAAGCGATTACTTGAGGAGCAATGAATCTAGTCTTTGATATTGAGTCGGATGGTCTATACCGTGATGTTACCCGTATCCACTGTTTATGTATCCACGATCTTGACGCTAAAGAGGATTACATCTTCAACGATGAAGGTAATGCGGAACCAATTACGAAGGGCGTACAGATGCTTGAGGACGCCTGCAACATGGTCGGTCATAACATTGTGGGCTACGACCTTCCTGTTATTCGCAAGCTTTTTCCATGGTTTAGTCCCGCTGGAAATCCTGTCGATACTTTGGTTCTTAGCCGCATCTATCATGCTGACATCCTGAAGACAGATCAGAAGCGTAAGTGGAAGAACATGCCACTACAGCTTTATGGCCGTCACTCGCTTGAGGCCTACGGTCACAGGCTAGGTGAATACAAGGGAGAGTTTGGTAAGACTACTGACTGGAGGAACTGGTCAGAAGAGATGCAAGATTATTGCTTACAGGATGTACATGTAACTAAAAAGCTTTGGCAACATTTCCTACCCTACCTGACTGGGTTGCGTTAGAGCACCGAGTCGCACAGATACTAACAGAGCAAGAACTATATGGATGGCAATTTAGCGAGGCTGCTGCATGGGAACTTGAATCGTCTCTCCGACGAGAGTTGGAAGGGCTTACTAAATTACTACGCAACAGGTACCCTTACGTTGCAGACCGAGAGTTCACTCCTAAACGACCTAATAGAACCACTGGATACGTGGCGGGAGCGACACTCACAAAGCTGAAGGAGTTCTCCCCTACCAGTCGTGATCACATCGCCTGGGTAATGGAGAAGCTGCATGGTTGGAAGCCTGATAAAGAGACAGCCAGTGGCAAGACTGCCATTGACGAGACTGTGCTCAAAGACATTGGTACTGAAGAAGCCCTTCAGTTCTTTCGGTGTCTTGAGCTAACAAAGCAGCTCGGCATGTTATCTGAAGGCAAGAATGCTTGGTTGAAGTTAGTTCACAATCAACGCATTCATCATAACTGCTCTGTAAGCACTAACACCCACCGATGTGCTCATCGTAACCCAAACCTTGCACAAGTACCTAGTGACTTATCTTTTCGTCGATTGTTTACTGCTAGCCCTGGCCTTGTCATGGTTGGCGCTGATCTCTCGGGCATCGAGCTCCGAATGCTCGCCCATTACCTTGCCCGTTACGACGGAGGACGGTACGGAGAGATCCTCCTGAATGGTGACATCCACCAAGTTAATGCCGACAAGATTGGCATATCAAGACGCCTTGTTAAAACCGTAACCTATGCCTTCTTATACGGGGCGGGCGATCAAAAGATCGGCCTTAGCTACGACCCACTTCTTCCCCCGAACAAGGCGAAAGAAAAGGGTGCAGAAATTCGTGCAGCTTATGTTGCTGCCATTGACGGTTTGGATGAGCTACTTACCGCAGTTCGTGCAGCAGGTGACCGAGGGTTTATCAAGTCGATAGATGGTCGCAAGATCTCTGTTGATAGTCCCCACAAGGCACTGAACTACCTCCTGCAGTCATCAGCAGGTGTAGTTGCAAAGCGGTGGATGGTGATCGCTAACGATAACTTTCCAACCATTGATAACGAATATCTAGAGAACACCCACCAGCTTGCGTTCATTCACGACGAGCTGCAATGGGAAACAACACAGCTGTATGCAGAGGATCTTAAGAACCATCTTGAGTTTAGTGCTGCATTAGCTGGTGAATACTACGAACTCCGAATCCCTATTGCTGCCGAAGGGAAGATCGGATCCACCTGGGCAGATGTACACTAATGGCTGTTAAATCTAAGACTGCACTGGGTCGGGTTGAGTTCCAATCCCGTGCAAAGTTCAAACACACACGACAAGGTAACGGCACTCGTAGTCTCCCTAAGCGTGGCCGCAAGCTACGACGGGGGCAAGGTAAATGAGTCTTCTTATTGATGCAGACTATATTGCCTACAAATGCTGCGCCGCTACCGAAACAGAGATTGACTTCGGAGAAGACCTCATCGTTGTCACCTCTAATTTCAGTGAAGCCTACAAGTACGTTGAGCGAGAGTTATTTAACATCGCCAATGACCTTGGATGCTTTGACGATTCTATTCTTTTCTTTTCTGATTCTGTCAACTTCCGTAAATCTATTGATCCAGCGTATAAAGGACATCGAAACAGAAAGAAGCCGTGCGGCTACAAGAGGGTCATCAACAAGCTCAAGGAAGAGTTTCACGTCGTTGTGATGCCTACCTTGGAGGCTGATGATGCTATTGGTATCTATGCCACCAAAGAAGAAGGTCACATAATCTGCTCACCCGACAAGGACATGAGGCAGATACCCGGTGACCTCTTCGACCTAACAAATGGTGTAGTGACCATTACTAAAGAAGAAGGTGACCGTTGGCATCTGATTCAAACGATGGCTGGTGATCAGACAGACGGTTATGCCGGAGTTCCCAGCATTGGTATTAAGAGAGCAGACGCTCTACTAACTGAGAAAGGAGCTACATGGCAAACCGTTCTTGAGGCCTTCCTTGATAAGGATCTCACCGAAGAGGACGCATTGCGTAATGCTCGCCTCGCAAAGATCCTTCAAGTAGAAGATTATGATTTCACCAATCAAACCGTCAGACCTTGGACCCCCTCCAGTAGTGACGGAACTAAAGATGGAGCAGCAGTTCAAGCTGCGCCAGATTGAAGACGCATTGCGTCACCCTGAGACACAGAAGGAAGACATCATCACTGTCTTTATGGCGCTGCAACATCAGTGCTTTGTCTTAAGCAATAACGTAGTCAACCTAGTATCTAAATGGCCAACAGCAACTCCTGTGGACCCGAGTATTACCGACGAGGCTCTATTCAAGTTTGGGATTTCATCCGAGACCAAGGACTGAACTTCCACTTAGGTAACGCTATCAAATATATCTGCCGTGCTGGTTACAAAGACAGCAAGACAGCAGACCTCACCAAAGCAATCCACTATCTACAAAATGAGCTTGAACAAGAAATCCTTCATCAGCGAACAAGCAAAGGAGTTCAGGGCTGGTTTCCAAGTGACGAACAGTACGACGCCAGCTTCACGGACTATGCAACGGACTTTGATCGTTGAGGAGTTCAAGGAGTTCCTAGATGCTGAGAACCAGCTCCTGATGGGCTACACGGTTAACGCTAGTGAATGCCTAAAGGAACTCGCTGATCTTGTCTACGTCTGCTACCAGTACGCAGAGAACGTGGGCTGGGATCTTGATGAAGCTCTCAACCGAGTACACCAAAGCAACATGAGCAAGCTTGGTGAAGATGGTAAACCACTACGTCGTGAAGACGGAAAGATCCTCAAGGGTCCGAATTACAAAGAACCAAACCTTACTGATCTCGTTTAATAATGTCTACCACCAAAGAACTGATTGCCCGTACTGGGCGTGTGCAGTCCTGGATTGATGATCCCACCAGCCGTCTCCCTGTTTCTTGCACCGTCTTTGTGGTGGAAGACACAATGGAAGGTCCAAATGGA